AAAATAAGGAGGAAATAATATGGCAATGGAATTTGAAGACCCTAGCTTCATGTCTGACGAAGAGGTTGCTTTAATCTTCGGAGATGATGGAGGCAATGGCGACAATGGTGGTACTCAGGAGCCACCTAAAGACGATAATCCTGAAGATGGCCCAAGTAAACAAAAACCTGCTGAGGAGAGTTCGGAGGAAATCGACTTTGAAGCACTTACCGGTGTAGCAGAGCACGAAGAAGACCACGACGATCCAGAGGGCGTAGGCAGTAAAAAAGAAGATAAACAAGGAAAACAGGGAGATGCCCCTTCTAACGAGAGCAATCCTCCAGTCTTCTCTTCTTTAGCCAAAGCTCTTAAGAAGGACGGCATTCTCCCAGACCTTGCTGACGAAGATGTAGATAAGGTACAGGATGCGGAATCATTCTCTGAAATGATTAACAATCTAGTTCAATCTCGTTTGGACGAACGTCAGAAACGAATTGATGCCGCACTGAACAACGGTGTTGAACCTTCGGAAATAGCAAAGTATGAGCAGACTATCCATCAGCTTGAAAGCATTACCGAGGAGCAGGTATCAGCAGAGGGTGAGCAAGGAGAGAACCTCCGTAAAAACATCCTTTACCGAGACTACATTAACAAAGGGTTTACCAAAGAGCGTGCTATCCGTGCTGTGAACCAAGCCGTAAACGAAGGTACTGATATTGAAGATGCTAAAGAAGCATTGGAAAGTATTAAGGAAAACGTACGCGCGGAATATCAAGCAAAACTTGATGAGGCAGCAGCAGAGGAAGAAGCTGTTAAACAACAGCAAGCCGACCAAGCAAAAGAACTCCGCAAGAGTTTAATGGAAGGCAAAGACCTCTTTGGCGACCTTGAGGTAGATAAAGCAACTCGCCAGAAGGCATTGGATGCTATTATCAAACCTATCCACCAAGACCCTGAAACTGGCCGTCAATATACAGCCATTCAGATGTACGAGAAAGAGAACCGTGTAGATTTCTTGAAGAAAATTGGTCTTATCTATGCAATGACCGACGGTTTCAAAAGTCTCGAAGGTCTTATCGGAAAGAAAGTTAAGAAAGAAGTAGGAAAAGGAATGAAGGATTTGGAAGATGTGCTGAACAACACACGTCGTAAGGATGATGGTTCTATCGACTACGCAGCCGGCACAGCTGACGATCCAGACAGTTTCCTCGGAAGTGGCTACACTTTGGATTTGTCTAACAAATAACATTAAATTTTTAAAACTATGCCAGGTAGATTAGGTAGATTTCAAGTAACTCCGACTTTTACAGCGTGGAAAGGAATCACTCGTGAGAATCACATTGCTTCCGTTTACGGCTCGAAGCCGCAGAACGCTTCGGAGTTAATGGTACAGCTTTGGGCAGCTCAGCGTGGTAAGACTCTTGAGTCTCTCCTCTCGAAGTTCCCGAAGAAAATGTTCGAGACCGATGATGAGTACACATGGCCTATCATTGGTAGTTCCCGTCGTAACATTCCTATCATCGAGGCACGTGATAAGGACGGTAACGTCGTAACCAGCGGAATGGTTGGTGTAGGCGTTGAGCCTTTCTACGTAGTATTCGGTGAGGACTGGTTCGCTGACGGCGAGGTAATCGTAGGTGAGAAGAACGAGGTTTATCCTTTGCGTATTCTTGCTAACGGTTGGAGTGAAGGTACGAATACTGTTTACAAGGTAGAGTTGATGGGTGGTGTTCTCACAGGTATGCCTGCTGAGGAACTGACTGCCGGTAAGCTCTTCTCTATCGAGTATGCTCCAGTAGAGCGTGACTTCTCTCGTAGAGTTGGTGATGCACGTTTTGCTGCTCCTACCGCTATGCGTAACGAGTTTACGACTATTCGTATCTCGAAAGAAGTTGGTGGTAAGATGCTGAACAAGAAAGTTGCAATCGGTATCCCTGTTGTAAAGGACGGTAAGAAATTCACTATCGACCGTTGGATGCACTATGAGGACTTTGCAGTTGAGGAGCAATTCTCTGACTACAAGAACAACGCTCTTGCATTCGGTCGTAGCAACCGTACCGCAGAAGGTGAGTATAAGAACATCGGTAAGTCGGGTGGTGTAATCCAAACGGGTGCTGGTCTGTTCGAGCAGATGGAGGTAGCTAACACTATCTATTACAACAACTTCTCGTTGAAACTCATTGAGGAAGTTGCTTACGAACTGCTTGCGGCTAAGACCGACATCAAGAACAAGACCGAGCGTCACCTCATTATGATTACGGGTGAGCGTGGTGCTGTACAGTTCCACAAAGCTGTAACCAATGAGGTTAGCGGTTGGGGTGTGTTCACCATCAATGGCGATGCTGTAGGTGCTGTTAAGAAGGTAACTTCTGAGCTGCATGAGAATGCTCTCCAAGCAGGCTTCCAGTTCACCGACTATCTGATGCCGAATGGTGTTCGTCTGACTGTTCAGATTGACCCGTACTATGACGATACCGTACGTAACAAGATTCAGCACCCGAATGGTGGTCCTGCATTCTCGTATCGTTACGACATCTTCGATATGGGTACTCCTGAGCAACCGAACATCTTCCGTGTTGGAGCACAGGATGAGCCGGAAATGCGTGGTTATGAATGGGGTCCGTTCCGCAATCCGTGGACGGGTAAAATCAACAACGACAATGCGTCGTTCGGCGAGGATAAGGCTATTATCCACAAGAAAGCAGTTCTTGGTATCTGCGTACTTGACCCGACTCGTACGATGTCGCTCATCCCGAACATTCTGAGCGCGTAAGTTTCAAATAGGAGGGGTAGAACCCCTACCTCTCCTATAATTTTTTAAAAAAGGAGGATTTAAATTATGGCTAAAACTAAAAAAGAAGAGAAAGAGGTCTCTGCAACGGCAGAGGGATTGGAATTGGATTTGACACCAACTGAAGAAGAGGTAGCACGTGCAGGTCATGTAGTACCAGCAAGTGCAGTGGCTGAACAACAGGAGCATAAAGCACCGGCCGCACCTAAGGGAGTAGTGAATTGTCTTCGGAACGAAAAAGTTATTGTTAGACATGTACCGAGACAGCACGGAATCGTAACAGACCCGAAACACGTTCTCTATGGTGGAATGGCTCGAACGGCAACACGTAAATTTAGTGTTCCCCGCTTGGCTTCAGGTATTCTCGTAAACGTTCTTACGAACGAAGAGAAGGCTTGTTTGGAACAGCAACTTGGACTCGAACCTAACGAGCTGAGTATCTACCGCAAGAAAGACAACTACTGGGACGACAGTAACGGTAACGGTGTATCTCAAGTAACATTGACCAAGGGCGACAACATTTTTGATTTGTCGAATCCTGAGGACTACATCCGCTACAAGATTCTGTTGGCTAATAAAGATGTCATTGCATCCTCTATGAAGGAATTGCAGGACAATCCTAAAGCAACCTATCAGTTCGTTTGTATCCTTGAAGGTGAGGAACTCAAAGTCGCTAAGGGTAAGATGAATACAATCCAACAGTGCTATAAGGAGTTTGGTAAGATTGAGGATGATGCAGATAAACTGCGTGTAATCATCGAGACACTTGCCGGCAAGCCTATATCTCCTGATACGGACATTGTATGGCTGCAAACTAAAGCTAACGAGCTTATTCAAGCTAACGACAAGCTGTTCTTGAGTACTGTAACCGATCCGTTGTTGAGTACGAAAGTACTTATTAAGAAGGCTATTGAGCAAGGTATTATTGCATATCGCAGCAACCAACTGTTCTTACGTGAGGACAATTCGCCGCTTTGCGAATACAATGAAGAGCCTACTCTGAATGTAGCAGCTAAGTATTTGAGCAATCTGAAACACCAAGATTTATTGTTTGCTATACAAGCTAAATTGAAGAAGTAATGACACCACAAGAGTTTAGATATGAGTTTGATTTGTTGTACAACAACATCATGTCCGACATGGCTCCAGGCCTTGACGACTACGAAGTGAGTCTGTTCTTGACCGAAGCCCAAGAGGAACTCGTACAGCAACTCTATACAGGGTCGGCACAATTCGATGGCTTTGAAAGCTCCGAGAAAGTGCGTAGAAATTTGGCTAATCTCATCGTACATGGTACAGCTGCTCTTAGCAACCCTATCGCGTACGGTAATGGATATTGGGAGTACAGAACCTCCATTGGAGGAGTTCTTGCTCTCATATCCGAGAGAGCCAAAATCGTGGATACCAAATGTTGTGACAATACCAAGTGGGTCAATGTTGTACCTATCAAGTACGACGAGATTAACAAGGTAATTGAAAACCCATTCCGCAGGCCTAACAACCATCAGATTCTGCGTTTGGACAACAAGACTTCCGAAGTACGCCTTATCACAAAGGCTATTGCTAAGGAATATGTATTTGAGTATCTTGCAAAACCAGCTCCAATCATTGTTTCTGACCTACCTTCAGGATTCAGTATCAATGGTCAGACCAGAGCACAATCTTCTGCTTTAGATGAATCGCTACATAGACCTATTATTAAGTATGCAGTCCAATTAGCCGCAGCTAGCTGGGCTTCAAACAACAAGAATTAAATAACTAAATAACTTAAAGATTATGGCTACATTTTCTGTAAACAAAGTAAAGCATCTTTATGTTGTTCCAAGTGCAAATGCTTCTGACTTCAAGGCTTACGTAGACCTTGAGAAGACTTTGTATTTCGGTATGAAGGATGCTAAGGGTAATGCCGTTCGTAGTGACCAGATTACCAACATTTTGCGTGCTTCTGCTACTGCGGCTGAGTCCATGCAGCGTAAGCTGAAAACCTACAAGATTACGGCTACGGATGCAGACATGGTTAAAGGCCAGGTAGGTGTTGTACGCCTCTCGTACAAACACTTCGTAGGTATCTCTGATGAGGACTCCTACTTCGAGTATGGTAGTGCTCTGATGAAGAAAACCGGCGACGATGTTGAGGTATTCCTCAAAGAGTTGGCTAAGAACCTGTATGACAATACTCGCAAACAGGGTATGGTTGACGTAAAAGCTATCGTTAATAGTAACGAGAAAGACATCAAGTCTCTCGGTGACGCTGACGTAGTAACCGCAATCATCGTTCGTGAGATTGAGCAGGCATGGGTTCGTGGCGTACGTGCTTCTGAGCCTGTTGACTTCACCGTTGTAACTCCGTTCATTACGGATGGTGGTGTAGATGCAGCTTGGGCTACCGTAACTGACGAAACCGCTAACCAGACTACTGTTCTCGGTAACGGTAAGAAAGTTGCTGACATGGAGTACTTCCACCTTGGCGACCGTGCTGACATCTATCGTATGATGGGTTGGCCGAACCACTGGCCAAGTGAGGACCTCCTGCTGGTTGACCCGACCAAGCAGTATGACCTTATTGACATTCACTACGCTTACATCGGCGCAAGTGAGGACACCAATAAGGGTGAGAAGGACATCACGCTTGCTATCCCAGCAGGTACTGTAGATGCTCCTGACCACAGCATTGCTTCTGCTGTTCTGACGGCAATCAACGCAACTGGTGCTGTAACTATCACAGAGCCGGACGAGTGGAATGCTGAAGAGGAATAATCCTTT